ACTGAGTCTCTTCCAGTTAGACTCATTGGTATGAATGCTGATCTAATGAAGCAGTACTTGGAGTTTGTTACTGATAGATTGCTTCTTGACTTAGGTTGCAGTAAAGAGTTTAATGCGCAAAACCCATTTGACTTTATGACTAATATTGCACTTAAAGGAAAAACTAATTTCTTTGAAAAGAGAGTTGGTGAATATCAAAAGGCCGGCGTAAAATCTGCGATGAACAATCAAGATTTTTCTACCGATGAAGATTTTTAAAAAATAAGAGATAAGAAATGAAGGTTACAAAAAGAGATGGCTCGTTAGAGACACTTAGACTAGATAAGATTACTAACCGTATAAAGAAACAAACTTACGGTTTAAATTCAGATTTCGTAGATGCCCTAGAAGTTGCTACAAAGGTAGTTTCTGGCATTTATGATGGAATTACTACAGTTGAGCTTGATAATTTAGCTGCAGAAACTGCTGCATCGCTAAATCATGCTCATCCAGATTATTCATACCTTGCAGCAAGAATTGCAATTACGCGTTTACACAAAATAGTAAGTAAAAAGTTTTCAGAAGTTATTGAATCTCTGTATTCATATACAGATCCTAAAACTGGTTTACCGGCTGGATTAATTAACGATGATGTAATTAAAGCTGTTCGTAAGCATGCAGATACATTAAATGAATCTATCCTACATGATAGAGACTTTAATTTTGACTATTTTGGATTCAAGACTCTAGAAAAGAGCTACTTATTAAAAATGAATGGTCAAACGGCTGAGGCGCCTCAGCATATGTACATGAGAGTTGCAGTTGGTATTTGGGGAGATGATATTCAAAATGTCCTAAAGACATATGAATTATTATCTACTCATAAAATGACCCATGCTACGCCTACTCTATTTAATGCTGGAACAAAGAGACCTCAATTATCTTCTTGTTTCTTATTAACTATGCAGGAAGATTCTATTCAAGGAATTTATAAAACCCTATCTGATGTTGCTGCAATTTCACAAAATGCTGGTGGAATTGGTTTAGCTATACATAATGTTAGAGCAACTGGTTCTTATATTAAAGGAACAAATGGTACTTCTAATGGAATTGTTCCAATGCTTAAAGTATTTAATGAAACTGCTAGATATGTTGATCAAGGTGGCGGAAAGCGTAAAGGCTCATTTGCAATTTACCTTGAACCTTGGCATGCTGATGTTGAAGACTGGTTAGATCTTCGTAAAAACCACGGTAAAGAAGAACGCAGAGCTAGAGATCTTTTCTTAGCTCTATGGACTCCAGATTTATTTATGGAAAGAGTTGAAGCAGATGCAGATTGGACTCTATTTTGTCCAGCTGAAATTGGCGTTGAACTTTGGGAAATGCATGGTCAAGAATTTAGAGATAATTATGAAAGACTTGAACGTGAAGGAAAGGGCCGTCGTGTAATTAAAGCACGAACTCTTTGGCAAAAAGTATTAGAATCTCAAATCGAAACAGGTACTCCTTATATTCTTTATAAAGATGCGGCTAATGAGAAATCTAATCAAAAAAATCTAGGTACAATTAAGTCTTCTAACTTATGTACTGAGATTATGGAATATACAAGTAAAGATGAACAGGCTGTTTGTAACTTAGCTTCAATTGCAGTTAATCAATTTATTAAGTTTCCAGAGAAGAGAACATTAAAACAGCGTAGAGCTCATGCAGAATACGATCACCAAGCTCTATATGATGTTACATATCAAACTACTCTAAATCTTAATAAAGTAATTGATATTAATTTTTACCCAACACCAGAGACTAAAGCTTCCAATATGAAGCACCGTCCAATCGGAATCGGTATTCAAGGTTTAGCTGATACATTTGCAATTTTAGGTTTACCTTTTACTTCAGAAGAAGCTAGAAAATTAAATGAAGATATTTTTGAAACAATCTACTTTGCTTCAATGAAAGCTTCAGCAGATCTTGCTAAAAAACTTGGAGCATATGAATCATTTGAAGGAAGTCCATTAAGTGAAGGTAAATTCCAATTTAATTTATGGGGATTTGAAGATGCAACTCTTTCTGGAAGATGGGATTGGTCAGCTCTAAGAAAGCAAGTTATGAAAACTGGCGCGCGCAATTCTCTATTATTAGCTCCAATGCCAACCGCTTCTACTGCTCAGATTATGGGTAATAATGAAGCGTTTGAAGCATTTACTTCTAATCTATATACTAGAAGAACCCTTTCAGGAGAATTTGTTATTGTTAACAAGCACCTAGTTAGAGACCTAGTTGAATTAGACCTTTGGTCAGATAACTTAAAGAATAGGATTATCACGGAAAAAGGTTCAGTTCAAAATATTGCAGAAATTCCAGTTGAAATTAGAGAAATCTATAAAACAGTTTGGGAATTAAAACAAAGAGAAGTAATTGATATGTCGGCTGACCGTGGTAAATTTATTTGCCAATCTCAATCACTTAACCTGTTTATTAAAGACGCAAATGCAGCCAAATTAACTTCTGCACATTTCCACTCTTGGAGAAAAGGTCTTAAGACAGGAATGTACTATTTAAGAACCGAGTCTGCTGTCGATGCAATTGCAGGTCTTGGAGTAGATTCTGCTGCACTAAAGCAGTCTACGATAACAGCTGAACAAATTCAAAATGATTTAGTTTGCTCGCTTGACAATCCAGACGATTGTATTGCCTGCTCTTCTTAATAAATAGAATAAAGAACAATATTATGCTTAAGAACTTTAATTCCTGGGTAAATGAACAAACTGATCCATTAGCAGCTGATCCAATGGCTGCACCAGGCGAAGCTGCTCCAGCTGCACCGGCTGCACCAGCTGAACAGGTTAGAGCAATTTTAATATCAAATCCAATTGGAACAGTTGATACTCCAGGCGATACTGTAACTAAACAATATAATGAATATATTTTAGATATGGAACGCGTTAAGGAATGGATTGGTAAAAACGCAAAGGATTCAGAAAAGGATATTTTAGATTACCTATCTGGAAAAGACGTTGAAATTAAAGATGCGCATAAAAAGTTTACAGCAGCAGTTCAATCAAATGAATTTGGAAAGCCACAGACTGTAATTGACGTTGATTTTACAAAAGAAGGCGAACCTACCACTAAAGACATTAATTTAATATTTTTAGCGTAATGCAGCTTAGTGAAATTTCACAACATATAACGAACGATATCATTCGATTAGTCCAACAAAACACTGGAAAATTCGGAAGATATCGTTCTGTTAATTTAGAATATACTGATCCTCTTATTTTTGATTTAATCGTGAATCTTAAAATTACAGACGAACTTTTTGCAAAAAGGGACCTATACTTTAAGAATATCCCATCCGAAGTTGTAAAATTTGAAAAGTATGGATTTGCAATAGATGGAGATTCATTCGGCGGAGATAATGAAGATGGCGCTGAGATTGAAATTTCGATTGCAGTAGATCCAAGCCAAATTAATTCTCAAAAATTTGCTGCAAAAATACTAGATGTAGTTCGGCATGAAGTTGAACACATTGTACAAAGAGGTCCAAACTTCTCCCCAGAACATAAAGTAAAAATTCCTAAGCCCCTAACTAGAGAAACTGCTAAGTCTAATTATAAGTATTTTATATTAAGTGACGAAATCCCTGCCCAAGTCAGAGGATTGGAAGCAGAAGCACAGCATTCAGGCCAAACGGTTAAGGATTGTGCAATAGATTACCTTGATCCATTCTTAGAATTAGGTTTCATTACCCAGGAACAAATCAATATTGTTCTTAACACTTGGAAGAAATGGGCAATTCAACATAATATCAAATTCGAGTAAAACTTTGGCAGTTTATTGGGTAAAATATCTATAATAAACTTAAAAAACCAAAGTAACAATGGATTTATTCAATTTAAACACCGACGACTTTACCGCGCCAAAAGCAGGCACCGCACGCAAAGTAGATGAAAACCTCTACAATCCTGGACCAGATCAAGCTCAAAATGGAGTTTATCGGTCAGTAATCAGATTTATTCCTTGGATCGGGGATCCAGCTAAGAGTAAGTACAAAAAGTATTATGCTCGAATGACGAACCCTTTGACAGGTGAGAGATTTACAATCGATTGCCCATCATCATTAGGAAAATCTTCAATTCTATGGACTCTTGATTTAGAACTTCGTAAATTAGCAAACGAAGAGCCTGAATTAGTAAAAGAGATTCAAAAGAATTTTATGAGAGCTTATAATTACTACTCTCTAGTTTACATTAAGAAAGACCCTCAATTTCCACAGCTTGAAGGAAAAATTAAAGTGTACAGCTTTGGCTACAACATTGATAATTTGATCCAACAAGAGTTGAGTCCAGAAGCAGAATTGATGAACATTAAGAAAATCAATCCTTACTCAATGTTAGAAGGAAAAGACATGGTACTTGTAGTAAAACGTAAAACTAAGAGTTGGAGAGATTATTCTTCTTCTAAATTTATGTCAGAAACAAGTCCTCTAATCTTAAAATTAGACGATGGTCGTGAGCTTCCAGTAAATGGCGAAGAAAAAGTTCAAACCTATGTAAAAGGATTCTTAGAGAAAAATTCACCAGATTTAGGTCAATATTTCTATAAAGAATGGTCAGATTCTGACTATGAGAAAGTTGCAGAGTTTATCAAAGCAATTATCCCTCATAAATCAATTCTAGATCAAGTTTTAGCAAATACAAGAGATGAGAAAATTAAACCTTATTTCTCAGCAATTAAATCAGCTCAACCTGTAAATAGAGTAGTTGCAGACGATTTAGATTTTGCATCACCGTCTAAACCAATTTCAACTAATGCGTTTGATGATTTTGATTCAGCACCGGCTCCAGCCGCTCCAGCTAAGTCTACCCCATCTAATGACTTTGATGATTTATTGGCAGATCTTTAATCTTAAAATAATTTAAATACATGTCACAAGAACAAGTAAATACTGAGGAAACTCCTCAAGCGGAAGTACAAAAGACCTATTTATTGTCTACTATTTCCTACACAGATAAGGCAGATTATGATAAGTTTCTAAATAATTTGACACCTGAACATGCTCTAATTGTATTAATTTCAGCAGCAAATCACGGACAACTTAAAGGAGCTTATAATTTAGATGAGGCTGAACTTATTGCAAAAGCAATTCGTACAATTACACCATCTGCTGCTCAAGAAGAACAACCTACAGAAGAACCTGCTCCTACTAAAGCAAAGGCTTCTGCTAAAAAACCTAAATAATGAATATAGTAATTGATGGAAATGCTTTTCTTAATGTCTCTGCTTCAAT